TCACAAGGCAGTAAAACCATTTGTTGGATACACTGTTCAGAATGTAAAGAGAAATGCTTACACTGAAACTGGTTCTTCAGAATCTGCTAGAAATGTAGCAGCAGTTGATAATACAACTCACGTTGGAGAAGCAGGACTCAAACTAGAAACTCGTTTTGGTGGTAAGAAAAAAGACTTGTTTGGAGTCAGTGTAGAAGGTGCTTATGCAACAGATAGTTCTTATGGTGTTACTGCGGAAGTAGATTATAAGGAGATGTTAATTGTTGAAGCATCTCATGGTGTGAATAATGGAATCACCAACAATTCTATTGCTGGAAAAGTTAAGTTTAGGTTCTAAAATCCTAAATAAAAAGGACATCAATCACATGGACTGATGGGAAACACTAAGGAAAAAGCTATGGGACAAGTGATTCGTATTGCTATTCTGAGTTGGTCTGCCGCTCTTCTGACTGCATCATATGCTGGTATGCTTTCTAAGATGGATCCAACTTTCATTGCGACCGTCTTTACTGCTTCCGCTGCCACCTTTGGTATTAACACGATGAAGAAAGGTGGAGAAGATGAGGAAAAGAAAGAAGAACCACGTAGAGAAGAAGTGGTAGAAGCTCCACCTGAACCACCTGCTCCTGAAGCAGTAGCACCATCTCTTGAAGAAAGAGTTGAAGCTCTTGAAGAAGGTCAAGTTCAACCACGTACCGCAGGAGCATAATGGCTAAGTCTGCTAATAAAGGTAAGAAAGGTTCTGCTGGAGGTCAAAAAAACTCCAAGCAGAACCAGGGCAATGCTACTGCTAAAAAAGCGAAGAACGGCGGCAAGAAAAAGTAATGGAATTCATTGCTTTTATGATAGTTGGTTACACTGAAATCAGTCCAGGACAATGCCAACTTGATTATTTTCGTTATAATGAAATACACTCACTAGTAATACCGTGCCAAGAGAATGGAACACTCCAAAGAGGGAGTGTTGGAATGCTCCCATCCATCAAATACTTAAAGCAATAGATAATCACACCCGCCTCTGGATGGAGACGGGTGATTTTTGGCATGAAGAACAGGCAAAAATGTTACGAAAATATGTCAAAGATTTAAAAGTTTGGATACATAAAGAAGAAGGATGGTGGAATGAATGAAAAAAACTATTATTATACTGGGTTGTAGTTTATTTTACTCTGCTGTTGTAGCAAAGTCATTCATCGATTACATATCAATTCCAGTTAGATCTGAAACGATACAAAGATCACATCCACAAGTGAAAGATTATAGTATCGCAGCAATGGGTTGTATGATACTTTTAGATTGTTATGAAGGTATTGAAAAGATTTCTGCCGATAAAGACTTTGGTGAAAGGTTCATAGTCTTTAAGGATGAAATTAAAAGAATACTTACAGCATTGGATAAACTTGGTGTCGGAGTTTATCTTGCTGACGAAAGATATTTCACAAGAAGCACGGTTGGTCTGTACAAACCAGACTACAACCGTCTTTTTATTAGCAAAAGACTCCTAGAAGATCCCAGAGAGTTTCTAGGAACACTTCGTCACGAAGGTTGGCACACCGTTCAGGATTGTATGGGTGGTGGAATAGACACTGCCTTTATGGCACAAGTTCATCAGGATAATGAAATACCAGATTGGTTGAGAAAGATGGTTGAGAGAACTTATAGTATTGCTGGTATGAGTCGTGCTATTCCTTGGGAAGTTGATGCTAATTGGGCAGAGGAACAAGCTAATGTAACTGCAGAGAAACTTGAAATGTGTTCTAAAGCTCCATTGTGGGAACAAATCAAACCAACACCAATGACTAAAGAATGGTTGATTGGTTGTGGCTGGATGAAACCTCAAGATGGTTTATATCCTTATCATCCAGATAAAAAGAAAGACTATTGCACTGCAGGTAAATACTAGTGTATAATTATATTTTACATTGATCAATGATTAAAAATTTGAAAAATCCAAAAACTAGTTTGTATCTAGAATTTAAAAAATATATATTTTCATCAGAATTTTGTTGGTATTATAACAGTTATTCTACGCATGATGGTGAAAATCCAGAACCAAAAAAATATATAAACATACCATTTTATTCGCATAATTTTTTACAAAGACCTGAATATAATGGGAAGTATCCTCTACCAAATTCAGATAAACTTGAAATGATTTCTTCTGTTTTTAAAGAAATTATAACTCATAATGATATTAATTTTACTACTTTTTTGAGAATAAATGCAAATTGTACTCATCCACAATTAAACACAGACATACAATGCACTGTTCCACATTATGACCACACGTTTCCTCATAAAAATATGTTAATATATTTTTCAGACGCTGGTGGAAAAACCGTAGTAGATGATAAAATTTTTGAGCCAAAAGAAGATGATGTTATAATTTTTGAAGGTAAGCATTATTATTATGCTCCGTTAGAAAAAAGAAGAATTATTTGTGTTGCCACATTTATCTAAAATGCAAAATTTTCCTTGGGGAGTTTTTATTATTCTTTCTTGCGGATTAACTTTTACTGCATATATAATCTATTCAATAATGAAGTTAGCATTTGAGGAAATGAAAGATGAAGAACCTAGCGATCATTCTGTCAGCGACAAGTCTGACCATTAGTGCCGCACTTTGTTATGGTGCTTATGTAACTTATCAGAAAGCACAGAAGATTCTGGACAACCCAGAAGAGTTTGTTGGTGCTGTTGTAGAGAAGCAAGTCAACAAAGCATTTGAGAAACTACCTATTCCAAAACTAAATACTGGGAGTATTAAGTTTCCTTTCTGATGTCAAACCAAGATCCATACATATATCGTATCAGAGAAATCCATAAGGTAGTCGATGGAGACACTATTGACGCTGATATTGATTTGGGGTTCGATATATCTCTTACTAAACGGATTCGCCTTGCTGGGGTTGACACTCCTGAAAGTCGCACCGCTGATGCGAACGAAAAGAAATACGGACTTGAATCAAAAGAATGGTTGAAGAAGCGTTGTGAGAACGCAAAAGACATTCTGATCAAGACTGAACTTCCAGACTCTACAGAAAAGTATGGTCGCATCATCGGACACTTGTTTATCAATGGTGAAGAAACTTCACTGAATAACCAGATGATTGCTGAGGGATATGCTTGGAATTATGATGGCGGCACAAAAGTCAAGAACTTTGCTGAACTGGATGCGAAGCGTAAGAAGTAATCATTTTGAGTGAAACTTTTTGTATTGTTCTTTCTTTTGATTCTTCTGTTCTTTCTTGAGTAACTTATTGACTTTCTTAAGAGACTGACTTTTCTCAAAAGCAAAATAAACCTGAAGTTCATATGGGGTAAGGTCTCTGCTTAAGAGTTTCTTACCCCTTACAAATATCTGTTGAACGATAGGTTTCATTTTACCTACCATCCATTCCACCAAAGATTTGCCAATAAGAGCCGCAGCAACAGAAGCAGTAGCAGTAGTCCCAGCAAGAATAACCTGCTCTTTAGGTGGGATAGGGACTTCTCCGACGATTGGTACTTCAATGACGGGCACTCCTAAATTCGTATTTGTATTGGGTTGATCGGAAATATTCCGATTATCCTGAGTATTTTGAACAGGAATTTGAACTTGTGGTAGTATAGGTTTAGTATCAGGCAGTCCTCTTGATTTTTCTTCTTTTTGTTCTTCTTCTTTTTTTTGTTCTGCTTTTACTGCAGCATCAAATTCTTCTTGAGTTGGAACATCAATAACTGGATACTTTATTGCTGGATTTGGATAATTTATAATCGGTACTTCCAATCCTCTTATTATTGGTTTTTCTGCCCCTTGTGTAACAGGAACATCAATAGTTGAAATAATCTCAGGAGAATTAATTCTTACTGATTCTATTGGTCTTATTTCCATTTACAACATCCTGTACTTTGGGATACTTTACTACTATGTCAGAACATATTTTTGCATATGGACTTTCTGGATGAAAATATATCCCTGATTTAATTGCCTCACCACATTTTAGTAGACGTACTAATTCAAAATCTAATCTTGCTTTATCTGCTTCTGCTTGTTGTCTTGCAATTTCAACTCTTGCTCTTGCTTTACAAAGTTCAGTCAAACCTCCATCAAGAGGAAAATTGACTCCCATACTAATACCAGCATTGCCACTGTGAGTTTGATATGTTGTAGGATCATTACCACCATTAAAATTGCCTAAAGCAAATGGAGCAACACTTAATGTCGGCCCTTGACAACTAACCCCTGCTCCGTATGTATTAACTGCGTATGGCCCCTGTAAGACTTGAACCGCTTGGTTTGTAACGTTTCCAGTAGCAGAAGCACTAGGCCCAGCAATATTAGTATTACTAGGAGCTGTTTGAGCCAGCACAGGCGATACATAAAGACCTACTGCGTAAAGACAGATATAGAATTTGTTGTAGATTTTTGTTCTGTAGTTCGATCTATCCATGTTTCTTTAGCCACTCCAGGTCCAAGATAGGTTTCACTAAACTGGAAAGGAGCACCTTGATTTAAAATGGTGTAGTTTGCTCCAGGAGCTGGAGTTCCAGGAATGTTAACGTTTGTTCCAGTTACAGTGTATGATGTGCCAGTTGTATATTCAATCTGACGAATAGTTTCTACAATTTTCGTAGATGTTTCTGTGGTTGCCGTAATTGTACCTCTGGTAAAATTGGGTACAACACTTTCAGCATAAGCAGGAGTACAAATGACTCCCGCTGCTAAAAGCAAAGCGGGAGTTATAAGTCTCATTTGAATACGCTTAATTCAATCGATCTTTGACCAGTAGCAGTAGTACCAGCACCACCAGCAGTTACCGTAGGAACCCCTGTCCCAGACAGAGAACCAGCAAGGCTTCCAGCAGAACCAGCAGCAGTAGAGGTAATATTTCCATAAGGTGCAATTGCTCCAGTCGATACAGATGCTGGAGTAGTATCAGCATCAATTAAACTTTCTGAAAATGTAAATGCTTGACCAGCAGTATTGATGGAATAAGTTCCAGCACCACCTACACCACCAAATGATGATGATTGAATGTTTGTTCCTGATGCGGAGTATTGTGCTCCGACTCTAATTGCTTGTGAAGCGGCAGCATCAACCTTAAGTTGTACAGAGTCAGTTATCTTTGATGTGATTTCAGCGGCACTTACGGGAGTAACTAAAAATAACGAAAAGATAAAAGCTAATCTTTTCATTTTTTTATACCAATAGAGGCTAAAGATATTTATTCTATGGAACCCCTTGACAAGAAAAATGATTGCTGCTATACTAAATAGGTCATTACGTTAAGGAATGTAACACTTCTTTAATGTTTGTAACACCCGTTAACCGAGACCTATGGGTGTATAAATTACGTCTCTCATATCCCGCCTGAGGGTGGCGGGAGCATAGTATCACCACCATTTCCCTGATGGTCTTACTACTTTTTTAACAAATGACTGCTACAATCGCTAGACAACAACAATCGAATACTTGGGAACAGTTTTGCCAGTGGGTTACCTCAACCGATAACCGTCTTTATGTTGGTTGGTTTGGAGTCCTCATGATTCCTTGCCTGCTTGCTGCTACTATCTGTTTCATCGTTGCCTTTATCGCTGCTCCTCCTGTGGACATCGACGGCATTCGTGAACCAGTTGCTGGTTCACTCATGTATGGAAACAACATCATTTCTGGTGCTGTTGTTCCTTCGTCCAATGCAATTGGACTTCACTTCTATCCTATTTGGGAAGCTGCTTCTCTTGATGAGTGGCTATATAACGGTGGGCCATTCCAATTGGTCGTCTTCCACTTCCTGATTGGTATCTATGCTTACATGGGTCGTGAATGGGAACTTTCCTATCGTCTTGGTATGCGTCCTTGGATCTGTGTTGCTTACTCTGCTCCTGTTGCCGCTGCTTCTGCAGTGTTCCTTGTATATCCTTTCGGTCAAGGTTCCTTCAGTGATGCAATGCCTCTCGGAATCTCGGGTACGTTTAACTACATGCTCGTCTTCCAAGCAGAACACAATATCCTTATGCATCCGTTCCATATGCTTGGCGTGGCTGGGGTATTTGGTGGCAGCCTCTTTAGTGCTATGCACGGAAGTCTGGTTACGTCTTCACTCGTTCGTGAGACTACTGAAAACGAATCCCAAAACTACGGATATAAGTTTGGACAAGAAGAAGAGACCTACAATATCGTAGCTGCTCACGGTTACTTTGGACGATTGATCTTCCAGTATGCATCGTTCAATAACTCACGTTCACTACACTTCTTCCTTGCCGCTTGGCCCGTCGTTGGTATTTGGTTTGCTGCTCTTGGTGTTAGCACCATGGCATTTAACCTCAATGGTTTCAACTTCAACCAGTCGCTGCTTGACAACAATGGTCGTGTCATCAACACTTGGGCTGACATTCTGAACCGTGCCAACCTTGGCTTTGAGGTAATGCACGAGCGTAACGCCCACAACTTCCCTCTTGATCTTGCTGCTGCATCTGCAACTCCTGTTGCTCTTACCGCACCTGCAATTGGATGATTAGTTCGGAAACTTCTTATAAACTTGCAGAGATCATAAGAGATACATTTCCAAATTTGTATCGTCCTCCAAAAGATTATAAGCCACCGTCTAAAAAACCACTTGACAAATAATCTTAAACCACCTAGAATTTCTAGGTGGTTTTTTGTTTGTAATTTATGAAATATACAGTAATAG